GGCGCACCCGCCGCGCAGGGCAGCAAGAGCCTCGTACGCGGTCGAAACGGTGTTCCCCGTATGATTGAGGCTTCGCGGCGCGTGATGCCTTGGCGGGCGGTCGTAGCGGCTAGCGCGCTCGCTGCGGGCGTGACGGTGTTCCGCGACGATGTTGCTGTGGACATCGTCGCTGTGTGGGTGCGTCCTACATCGCATTTCGGTCGCAACGGCGTTCTCAAAAAGTCTGCTCCGCCTCGACCGCGCTACGCCGACGCGGACAAAATCTGCCGCGCAATACTGGACGCGCTTGCGGGAATCGCGTACGCGAACGACAGGCAGGTTTCTCGTCTCGCCATCGACAGAACATGGGGGACTTTTAGCGGTGCATTCATTACGATCTCACCTGTTGGTGAGAACGGTCATTGGGTCTACGAAAAAGTGGGGGCTGATGCCCCCAGAAAAGAGCAGAATGAAAACGAGTGAAACCATAGGTGCGATTGCTTGCGCAATTGCAAAGGCGCAGTTGTCGGTTCGCAACCCGAAGTTCGACAAGAAAAATCCGCACTACAACTCGAAATACGCATCGCTTGCCGCGCATCTGGATTCGTTGCGGATGCCGTTTGCGGAAAACGGTCTTGCGGTGATGCAGGGAATTTCAACAGCGAATTCGTCCGTGTCGGTCGAAACGCTTCTGTCGCACGCGAGCGGCGAATGGATCTCTTGCGAGATGTCGATGGCGTTTGCGGAGAAGTCAAACGCGCAACAGATCGCGTCGTTGATTTCCTACCTGCGCAGGTACTCGCTTGCGAGCATGGGAATGCTCGTCGGAGACGACGACGACGACGACGCTGATTCGGATCGTGTGCAGCGCGAGGAGGAAAGGAAGCCCGCGCCGAAGCCCGCTGCGAAGCCCGCGCCGAAGCCCGCGCCGAAGCCCGCGCCCACGGCCGCTGTCGCTCAACTGCTTGACCCTAATCCGCGCACCGAGATGGGAAAAAACGGATGCGACATTCTGCGCGCCGAGAAAATCAGGGATCGGGGTAACGGCATCAGCGCGGTGCAATTCGCGAACGAGGCGGGGCAATCCGAGTGGATCGCAGTTCCGAATTCCTATCTGGCAAGCCTCAAGATCGGCAAGGTGGTCGAGGTGTCATGGGTTTGGAACATGGCGGGATACCGCGAGATTGCCACCATTGACCCAGTCGGAGAGAGCAAATGAGTGTTGGCGGAGTCCTTGCAATAGCATTCTGCGCATTGTCCGTGTTGGTCACATTCACGAGTCTGTGGGTGATCATCATGGTTGAGAACGAAACGGAGAATTTAGAAAATGACGAGTAGACGAAAAGGCTTTGCGGTTTCAATGATCCCCGAAGCGCACGCGAACGCTACGCGGCTCGCGTTGAAATTCGGGTTGAGCCGCGCACGAATTGTTTCTGCGCTCCTTGCATTCGGAAACAACCTGAGCAACGATGATGCCGCAAAGATTTTCGTGCGGAAACCAAAAAAGGGAGAGCGCGCATGAACAGCCCAGACCCGAATGCACATGAGCCGTTAAGTCGATGCGCGCTCTGTGGAGAGCAAAGCGACGGCATCAACCACAGAGGCGATTGCTACCTCTGCTCGGACAAATCCACCTACGAAGAAAGGTTTGAGCATTGAGCCTCTACGAACTATCCTCTGAATGTCAGCAACTGCTCGCAATGTGGGAGGGAGCAGAAAACGACGACGACCGCATTGCGATCTCCGACAAACTTGCAACGCTGTCCGACGACCTCTCGGCGAAAGCCGATGCGTATTGCGCGTTGATCAAGGTTTGCGAAACACGCGCAGACGCTCGCGGACACGAAGTCGAGCGAATGCGAAAACTCGAAAAATCCGACAACGCTCTAGCGAGCCAACTGCGTCACGCGCTAATGACCGCTATGACGATGACGAACACCGACCGAATCAACACCGACAGGTTCCGCGTCTCCGTAGCGCGCAACGGGGGAAAATTGCCTCTGTTGATTGATCGAGGCGTGGAAATCCCCGCGCTGTACATGGTGACGGAGACAACAGAAATTGCCGACAAGGAATTGATTCGGGACGCTCTGGAGCGCGGAGTCGAGATCGCGGGATGCCGCCTCGGCGAGCGCGGAACACGGTTGGACATTCGATAGTCATTTTGCTCTCCCCTCTCTCTGAACCATGTAGGTTTGGGGAGAGGGGATTTTTTTTATTTATGGGTGAATCGACTTGCACCCTGCGCGGATCGGGAGTAGATTACCTATGTCGAGATCATGTTGATCGAGACGGAAAACCTAACTGGAGCAGACAAATGAGCATGGAAACACTTCGCAACGCAACTGACCTGATCGAGTTCAACACCGTTGCGCGTTCGCTGATCCTTGGCGGCAATTGCTGGCAGTACAACCGCGACGAAATCGAGGAAATTCGCGCTGAAATCGAGGCGAAATCCGTACGCGCAGAGGTCGGGTCGGCCATCGCTGACGGCGCGCAATACAATATGCGGCTCATCACCGTGACTTTGCATCAGGCGACAAACTGCAAGGGTCCGCGACTGGTTGCCCGCGCAAACGGTCTTCAAATCATCGCGTGCGGCTACAACTACGCGAAGAACATCAACGATCAGGTCGTTGATGTTGCGGAAAAGGCAGCGCGCAAATTGAGTGTGGTAATCATCGGAGAGGTTCTCGGGATTAGCACACGCCGCAAGAATACGGGCGTGAACCGTAATTTCTGCGCTGTGACGACGGGAGGTGCAGCATGAGTCGCGCACCGCTTAACGCTGACGGACGGCGCGAAATCAGCATTGAAGTACGGGCGATTACCCTTTCCAAGGGAAATATTGTCACAGAGAGCGTCCCATTGGGAGAACTTGTGCTGATTGCCGAGGACACAGACGAACCAGTCCGAAACGATCCCGATGTTTGCGCTCATGTAGTCATGGGAATTTCCCATGTCATCCAGTCGGTCCTGCCGATTCCCTCCTGCGGTCGAATTGAGTTCCGAGCGTTGGCGTTGGGAAATGTTGTTCGATTCTGCTCCGACAAGGAGCCGACCGAAACTGAATTGATCAACATGACCCTGAATCTGCTTAGAGAAACAGCGGAGGTTCACCCATGATCAGCGCACCTAGCCCGATTGGCGTTGTCGTGGTGTCGATTCGACATCACAAAGAATCGCTCGTCATCCTCACGCCTCAAGGCGAGATTCGCATCGAACTGAAATCCCTAAGCGGAACCCGCGTGAAAGCAGTTATCCGCGCCCCAAAGGATTTGAAAATCTTGCGAGAAAAAATCGTAATCCCCGACTTAGAGGTTGCACCCTTCGCGGATCGGGAGTAGATTACCTGTGTCGAGATCATGTTGATCGAGACGGAAACCTAACTGGAGCAGACAAATGAAGAACATCAAAGTCACTCGCGTCAACAGCCTTCCCCGTTCCACGACCAAGTCCTTTTGGGTCGTCACCGACACCAAGGATTCCTTGACAACGACGACCGACAAGAAGTGCGCGCAGATTTACGCGGTCGTTCAATTCGGAAAGATCGCCGCGTACTCGGTTCAGGATCGTTATTTCCGCGAGGTCGAATACATCGCGGTGGATTGGCATGGTCGGCATTGGGCCTTCGTTGTTGCGCGAGCGAAGGCAATTGCGCTCGCTATCTCCTACCGAGCCTCAGACCGACGCAACGCGCTCGCGTACAGCGGGGACGCAATTTGCGACGATTGCGACTCGCAAGTTTCGCTTGACAGCATCATCGAAATCGGGAACGCAGAAGGCGGAATCCGCCTCTGCCCCGCTTGCGCTCGCAAAAACCAAGCCGACTCCGAGCGGGTATACTGCGAGATCGCCAGAGGCGACGACGACCGCGACTGCCCGCCATTCATGCGCGGCTACCCAACGGAACTCGACTAACCAAGATCTTTTCCCCCAATGCGCTGCCGCTCTCCTAACGGGGAGCGGCGGCGTTTTTGCACCGTGCTACGAAGTGATTAGTCGTCAAGGAATGCTTGACCACCCGCTCTCGCGCTAGGAATGGCGTGGGAGCGTTTGCGTCTAGATCGGGTGTTGATGCTCTTTCGCGAGCGGAATGCCCTAGCGGTCATCCTAGAGCGACTACTTGCCAAGCAGTCGGGTCGCTGCCCATGATTTCAAACGGTCGAGGACTTTCGGGTGGCGACCTTCGGCGGCTCCCCATTTCCCGAGCGGGCAGGTCGCGGTCGGCATCGTGAGTTTGACCGTGAGTTTGGCTCGCTCCGACACCCCGCAGCCGCAGGAGCGGCAGAACCCGATCTCGTCGGGCAACTGGTCGCTCAGCACCCTGCTCGGGCAACCGACGCAGAGTGCCTTGCGAGCCGCGAATGTCTCGTCGCTGACGGGGCCGTGGAGGTGAAGCGATGCCTCCGCGCTGAGGTACGAGGCGACATTTCCCACCGACGCAACGCGCACAGGTTCGGAGGGGACTGGAGCCTCCTCCGTTTTGCCCGTGCTGCGCGTGGACGAATAGTTTTTTCCGACTCCGTAGTATTCGTTCATGGCGTGGTGCATGGTACTGCGCCGCCCATACACGCGATTTGTCCCGCCGTCGAATGCGGTGGACATTCCGTATGCGCGATGCAATCGTTTTTCAGACCGTTGATTTCCCAACACGGCTCGGAGTAGCAGATGCCTCCGCAGCACAGATCCGCAGATGTGTAGGTCGAAAAATCTCCCGCCGACAACGGATTGCAGATGGTTGAGTGTCCGAGGTGGTTGCCGATGATGGCGGGGTAATTTTTGAATGTGCCGAGCGCGGGAGATTCTGGACGGCATTCAAACGGGATTGCGTAGTCCCAAGAATCTGCGCTGCGCTTCATCTCCACCAAGATGGATTTGATGTTTTGGTAGCAGTACATATCGAGGTCGGTCAGGTTGTTTCTGAACGCATACTCGCTGTAGCGGAACTGGATGCCCTGACACAGAGGAGAGATTCCGAGGTTCGTGCAGGTCGTCGGAATAGGTAGGTTGTCGGGCGCGCACGCTTGCACGGGAAATTGACCGCATTCGGCACACGCGCCATTGCATCCATCGCATGGGTGCGTGTTCTTCTGAGTCTGGTTGTTGCAAGTGACGCAGGTCGTTGGTCCGCGTGGTTCGCCGCGAAGCGCGCCGATACAGCCCTGATCGTTGCGGCCGCATCCGCGCAGTAGCGCGTCCTCCTCTGACAGCCCTAGTCCCGCACAAGATCCCGATGCTGCGGGATTCCAGTTTGCCCATGTCCAACCGCCCTCGACTCCTCTGAAGTAAACCCATTGCCGCGCAGCCCAGTAGTCGTACGCAGCCTGATTGGTTCCGCCGCCCGCGTACGGAATGAAGCAGTCGGCTTGCAGTCCTGCGATCTCTGCGATGACATCGGATTTCTTTAGCAGCGCGGTCGCCGCGAGCGAGACATCAGGGTTCGTGCATCGCTTGCGGAACGGTCCGAGCGTGTGCATCGACGAGACAGATTGGATGCATGAGCCGTATCCCGCAGAGGGATAGAGAGCGTGAAGGTCAATGTACGCCTGTCGCTGTTCGTCGCGCCAGTCTCCCGCAGAGATGATTCCCGCAGCGGCAAGTTTCGTCAGCGTCCCTTGCGACGGAGTAATGTGCAGCGCGCAGTCATCGAGAAACGCTTTTGCTTCGCCGCCTGAAATCACGCCCTGTGTAACCGCGTCGGCAATTTCAAAACGATAGATCGGGATTCCCGAACAAGCGAAAATCCACCACTTCGGAACGAGTTGACTTGTGTTAAACGGGATGCCGCCGCAATCTCCCGCGCCGCCCGCCTGATTGCAATTGGGAACATAGATGTGGTCAATAGGAGGACAGTCCTGCGCAATCTTCCACCATCGCTCGCGGAAGACGAGGCAAAGAAAGTCGCTGTACAGATCGCTGACGGGCGGTGAACCACCGAGAGCCGTCCCGTTTTTGTGGCAAGACATTTCAATGAACCATTTCGTCGCATCAGACGCGAGGAGTTCTTGCTTGCGGTTGATATTGATCCCGCCCAAGCCCGCCCAAAACTTGTTGCATTGACATGAGCCGTCAGGGAACTGAGTCGAACAACAATCTGTCGGTGGAGGATCTGGACACGACGGACACGCGGGCGGCATATTGATCAGATTCACGGCCTCGTCGAGCGCAGCAAACACGCATCGGTGTACGACGCGGTTGAATTTGTAGATCGCTTGAACGGGCGGATATGCGGGGATCGTTTCCGTGTAGCAGGTTTCGCACAGTTGCCCCGTGGGAAAGTAATTGCCGAACACCATGTGGTTCAAGCGCGAGAGTGCGGGTCGTTCGCACCAGAGCAGCAGGTGATCACACGCATGGCAGCAGCCGTCCTCGACCGTGTCGCCGAACAGGCAGTCGCCTACAGGGCAACTCGGCGAGCAACAACACGCGGACGGCATCATCGTCATTTTGTTTCTGCTGCCATATAGGACGGTGGAAGTAAATACCATCCTTCGGGAACAACAATTGAATTCTCCGACCGTGTCCACACCCCATCAATGAGGTGGTACACCCGCATCCTCGCCCCGTTTGGTTCCGCTATCCGCATCGGACTTGACTCGGGAACGAAGATCGTTCTGCTCCCGCATCCAACCCCGAAGGCGAACAGCAGCAACACGCAGAGCCTTGATGTCGCTATCAGCATCGACAGCGATGCTGCCACGGGCAACCCGCTTTTCGAGGTATGCGAAGAGAGCGAGTGCGAGTGCGGCAACAAATTTGTCGAGCATGATGACACTACTTCAATCCCGCTTGTTCGCTCGTCACAGAGTTGTCGCGAGCAAAGAATCCAAGACCGAGCGCAGCGAGCGCGCTGAAGATCGCTTCCAACGAAAATGTGGTGGCGGGGTCGCTATCAAGCATTGCACCGATTTGCGTAGCCATGATCGCGACAGCGGCCAGAATTCCGACAAGCGTGGTTTTCCAACTCGACATTTTTAAACCTTTTCTAATTTGGCGATACGCTCGTCGTAGTGACTGACCTGCACCTGAAGCCGAGCGATGGCAACTTCAAGGGCGACGATCTTAGAGTACACCACCACGGTAGTGGTGATGGAGGTTGCAATGATTCCTAGGGTCGCAAACATTATTTCAATGGACATTCTAGTGATTCCTTAAATTGCTACGAATTGTAGCAGTTCATGGTGGGAATCAACCTCATTGAACCCGCGTGATTGAAATCGTCGTCGCGTAATCAGAGCGGGAACCTTGAGGAGAAGGGACCGTGCCAAGCGGAAATTGAAAGTCCGTGTATTGTTTCACGACCGCCGCATCGCTTGCGCGTACGGCAAACCTAATGGTCCTAGGAAGCGTGAAAACGGTGATGATTGACGACAATGAAATGGTCGTATACCCCGCCCTTGCATCCGCCGCGCCTGATGGACCGTAGGCAAGATTTCCCGTGCTTCCCTGCTGCGACACAAGCGAATAGTCAAGGTGGTAGGCATTGTTGTGATAGATATTCGCGGTTGCATTGACTAGGAAAGAACCAGTACTGTTCACAGTAACATTGACGATATTTGTCAGCGTGTTTGCGACGAGCGTTGTGTCGCCTGACAATTTGTCAACTCTTGCAACATCTAACTTGGTTTGACTTACGACCCACGATGCCGTGAATGCGTCCCAGACAACTGTGTCATAATCTGCGGCTCCCGTTACTGCGACCAAATTTCCCGCGTTGTCTCCCTTGAGCAAACCTCCCGCTAAATCTGGCATCTGGACATTTCCCGCAGTCACCACAATCTGATCCATGACATTCACGCCGCCGCCGACCGCGCCTGACTCCATTTCAAATTTGAGGATGCCTGTGTCGTTCGTCGTCTTCGTCGCTATCGCGGTCGGTGATGTACCGCTACGCACATACGGCAACGATTGCACCATCATCGCGGGTTGCACCGCGTTAGCCTCGTTTATCCAAATCCTCCCCGTGTGCGGACAGGTGATCATCTCGCCTGTTTTTGAGGCTGAAGCCGTCGTAGGATTTGGCGCGGGACTCTGATAGTTGATGTAGTACGAGGGGCGGATGGGGCCATTGATCGGCATTTTAATTTTTCCTAGGCGACATAACTCGCCATCGTTGCGGTGTCGGCAAGAAGGTCGATTGTCGATGACCCGCTTGCCATGTTACCTACGGATGTCGTGCAGCCCAAACTGTACGACGGGAACGGTTGACCGCGAGCAGTCCAGTAGGCTCGGACGGCAGTCCAATCGCCGAGAGAACTAACGGATGGGTTTGTCATAAGTTGCGCGCCCTTGGGTGGCGGGAATGTTTTCCATCGCTCCGATTGATTCGTATTCACAGGCGAAGTGCGGATGTGACCGTGTTGAACTCCCATCACTCCATCACCTGCGGCAGGAGATGACGGCGGAGAGATCTCCCAACAGAACGATGAACCCGAATCATGCAGGTACACAAAGTCGTAATACCCGTCGCAAACCCAATTTCCGCCCGTCAGATTGGTGTTGAGCGTTTGCACCGTTGGTCCAATCGACCGCATATACAGCGTTTGCACCGTCATGTTTCCCGCGTTGATGTAGTGGCATACGCCTGAGTCGCGAGAACCTAAATCGGTCATCGTGAGCGGAGTGAAAGGGAAATCCGTTTGAGCAAGCGATATCGCGATGTCAACCATTCCCGCAGGGGCAGCAACTGGGAGTTCGTTCGGATAGTTTGTGCGACCCGCAGCCGCGTCGTATGCATAGGGGTACTCGACCGTGTTTTTCGCAACGACGGCAGCGTTGTTGTTCTTGTCGAGGAACCGCAACACAATCATTGCGTCGAGATACCCACCCGCAGCGTACATATCAGCGGCGGTTAACCCTGTGACTGTAGCGCGATCCGTAAGGTTTACGCCATACGCATGAGCGCACCACATGAGATGACGCTTGGAAAAGAACTTTTGATGAGGCGGGTAAGAATTGTACCAAATGGGATTGTTGACTGGATTGGCTAGGGGATTGACAGCATTGACTTCGGGTGCTTGAGCGGCAGTACCAAAAACCGTCGAAAAGTTCCGATACGGAATCGACAGGCCCTCAAGTGAGCCGCGATACCCGTACAGAATGCAGTTCGGATTCCAAGCGTAAGCGCGACCGACGACGACCGAACCCGCTGTGCCAGTTGTCCACGACACCGTGTACGGCTCGTACAGGAACAGATCCTGCGTCACGGGGTTGTATGGTGCGATTTGCAGCATCAGATGTACCACAGCCCGCCAAACGCGCCCTGATTGTCGATCTGCGTCTGAAGGTAATCCGTGTTTGCGAGGATCGCATTCAGCGTGGTTTGATTTGCGAGGTTCGGAGTCGTCACGGCATTCGTGACGCGACCGTATGCATCCACGGTGATGGTCGCAGCCGTGAATGTTCCCGCAGGGGACGGCGAGATGTTCGAGGCGTTCGTCACTCGCCCATACGCATCAACGGTCATGTTTGCGGCGGCGAAAGTTCCCGCAGGGGACGGCGAGATGTTCGAGGCGGTGACGACGCGGCCGTATGAATCGACGGTGATGTTCGGAGCCGCGTATGCGCCCGCAGGGGACGGATACACGCCGCTCATCGAGCCGCCCGCCTGAACCGCAACACCCGTGCTTGTAACGATGATATTCGCCATGCTGCTGCTCCTTAAAGGTTGACTTGAAATCGTGAGTTGCTGACATAGCGACGGACATCTGTACCCCACAAAATGTCGAGGTTGAAGGAGCCGTTGCCTAACGGGAACGCCGCCGTCTGTGTCGGCGTGATCGCGAAAAACTTCTCTGCGGTCGTTGACCCTGCTACAAGCATTCCATTGGCGGAAGTCGCGGTCAGCATCACCGCGTTGTCGAGCGTGAAAGTCACGCGCCACAGAGTCGCGGACGAAATGTCTGCAACACCCTGCACCGCGATGCTCTGAGAGTACGACGCGCCGCGATTGAAGATGATGTTCCAGTTGTCCATGAGTGATCCTAGATGCAGGTGACTTTGACCGAGTTCGGAATCGAAAACCAAAAGACGCAGTTCAGCGGGGAGTCACGCATCGTTGAGTTTGTCGGAACGAGGTTTGTCTTGCTGTACATTGTCATTGCATTTTCGTGCATAGCGACAATCGTACCGACGCTGATGGGTAGCGCGTCGATTGTTGAGGTGGTGTAATCGCTCTGAAGAACACCCGTCGCGATAGTATTACCCGCGTTGCCCGCGCCAACAAAATGGTTTCCGTTCTCGGCAAGATTGAAAGCGTAGTTTTTGATTGTGCTTGGGTCGCGAGTCCAAGGTTTTTCGGATGATCGACCTCGCGTTCGATTTGTCCCGCGCTGCTTCACCCAGTTGTTGACCTGATTCGCGATGGTGTCAGCGGGAGTAGGCGGATCGACTTCCGTCCACTCATAACGCCAACGCCAGTAAAAGTCACCAGACGGAGCGATGCGCGTTGCGCTAACGATCTGAGCAGCGAATGTCCGTGTTGTTGGCGGAGGAACATCAATGACAAGCGCACCGCTTAACACGCGGCGCGCATGGACATTCCCGTTTGAGAACACCATGTCTTTGGGATTTGATGCTGTTTCTGTTTCGCCGTTTGGTCCCAACACCCAGTCGTCGTAGTCGCATTCCGTAGTGCAGATAGGAACAATCTGATCCTTGATGACTGCGAGATGGAATCGGATGTAAGAACTACGAATCATGTAGTTCGTGTCCCAATTCCCGCCCCATCCTGCCCACACCGTTTTGTTGAATGGCAATGAGTTGCGGGTGCTAATTTGATCTCTGCACCAATTTGAGTAGCCCCAAAAATCCCACGCCTGAACTTGGTTGTTTGACCCTGACGGGGAAAGCCCCGTCCAGTTTAGTTGAACTGAATTGAATTCAAATTCGTGAAGCGCGATTGTGCGAGGCTCAAAAACTTGACGAGGTATTGAGTAGTCGCCCTTTTTTTGTCCAGAGGCATCAAAATTATTGTTTGCGTAAAAATCAGACGACCCGTTTACAGGGTAAGAAAAGTTCAATTCCCTCAAAATGTCTAAGCGATTTGGGTTTTCTAACGCCTTGCCGAATCCCCAAACGGACGGAGTAAATTGCTCAACCGCGCTTACATTGTTAGTTGCTTGATTCTGCTCTGGTCCTCGCATGGGAAACGAGAACGAGTAAAACTGCCCTACCCTGTGATAGCAGTACGAATACACAAGAGCGACAGTCGGCGCACCAAAACGCTGCCAGAAAAGAAACAGCGGATCTGTCAGTTGCCCCGTTGAATAAACTTGCTCGCGAATCGTTTCTACACCGCCCGCCATAGCGCGTTGACTTGAAACCATTTCTGCATTAATTGACTGATACCCGTTTTGAATCTGAACAACCTTATAGGTGTTTAGAAAGATGCTCGATTTCAGTTTCGGTACAAGCAAGCCTCCGCAATTTGATGCGAGCAAATCACAAGCCATGCCAACTGGTTGATTGTTCCAATTGAGACACGCCTTGTTTTTTGCCCACGCCGCATTTGTAAGCAACGGACTTGCAGCACCCGCAGTCATGTCGCGAAAACGCGAATTCGCGTATAGCCAATCCTCCCACGATTGCATATCAACATAATTGAAATAATGACCGCCCGCAGGGCAAGCACCCTCGATCATTGCGGTCAACAAAGTATCGACATCTGAGTCGGGAAGAGTTGGCGGCGGCATCTTTCCATCTGAAGAATACGACCGCTGAAACCACGCTTCAATCTCGGAAAATTTGTATTCGCCGTCGTATAAACTATCCCGCTTTACGCGCTGCGTTGTGTTGGTGATGTTGATGGTTTGATCTTGCCCACCCGTAAACAAAGCAGAATAGATGCTGTTACTTACCTGCGCTCCGCGCATTACTCTGCGATCATCCTCACCCGTAATCAGAAACAACGCGGGCGGGTATAACCCTTCGGGTTGCGCGGGAGACACAAGTGATGCGCGAGCAAACAGCGGTCGAGGCGGAAGCAATGCAACCGTCATGCTAAAAATTTCGCTAGGGTTGGCTTGCTGAGTTGGATCAGCGTTGTCGCGCCAAAAAAACTTGAACAGTCGCCCGTCTGCGGGATTATCAGGGTTGGGAATCGGCGGATACAGCAGTCTCATTGTCTCGTTGCTCACAAGACATTTGACCGTTCCCACCCGCGAGAATCCCGTGGGTATATGAACCTCAAACAAATCGTTGACGGTCATGCCGAGTACCGCAGCCCACTCGATGATCTCGGGAGTCGGCAGAATGACTGGATGTTTTACACCCTCTTCGGCGTAACTTTGGAACCATGCTTCAATCATGTTTTGAACGGCATTTCTTGCGTCCCGTACGACGCATCAACTGCGGGAATGACTGGAGAGGCAGGGAATGTTCCAAGGACGGAAATTGTTGTTCCTTGCGATGCGCTCGTTGCCGCACCTGTAAGAGGCGGCAGCAAAATACCAAACGGAGATCCCCATGCGCGGATGGAAGAACCGCTCGTGTAGAAACCCGAAACCGTCTTTACGGGCGGAGAAGCCTCTGAAGAAGTCCCACCGTCATACAGCCCGTATGTGCGCTCGTAGACGGCTGTGAACACGCGATTGCCTTGTGTATCAATTTGCCCGTAGTTGCAGTTCCAGTCCTCGGCAATCAAGAACGCATTTGTGTGCAGCGGTCGCATGACGCGACTCGGCGCAATGTTTGCTCGCACGATTTCCGTGCGCTCCTTGACCGTCACAAAAGGTTTACCGAGTTGCAGCACAACATCGGGCTTGTTGAGGTACATCGTCGGCAAACGGATCATTCCCGTGTCGTAGTGCAGTTGGGTAATGACGGTTGACTTTGCGAGGATGCCGACAAAAGAGTTTGGGTCTGACCCTAGTTGCTGCGTATCTTGTTGATACTGACCGCTGAACAGCGTGTTCATCGCGGTAATTGATGCCTTGCCCTGCTCTAAGATGATGACGCTAGTGGTGATAGCGCAATCAGGGTCGGAGTCGCTGTATGTGAACAAACTTGCCTTTGGCAATGGGTCGCTATTTCCAAAGCAATTCATGCCGTTAACAAGGTTCCCTTTGTAGTGCGGAACCATGCTCCATCGCTGCGGAGCAGACGAAACCGAAGGCAATCCCGCCTTGACGGCAGGACCGTATGGGTTTGGGTTTCTGAACGATGTCTGGCAGATGTCCGAGGCTCCATTGACGATCTGAAAAAACCTTCCGACCATCGTTGCGAGCGGATAGAGAACTGGCGTTGCTCCACCCGTGTCTGTCGGATACACCATCGCGTCAAGTTCAAAACGAATTGAGAATCCCGACAGCATTCTGTTCTCGGTGATCTTCATTCGCGTGATGAGCGTGCCGCCGAAATTCGCATCAATGCGCGCCTTCGACAGGGCTACCGCCGTAGCAACTAGATATCTGTTGCCCGATACGGAGCCTGTCGAATTCATGGTGTTCTTCAGAGCGAGAGACGCTTCGAGTTCGACGGTCACCGACACATGACCAACACCCGCGTCGGTTGCTGATCGCTCGTAAGAAAAATCCATATCGCCGACTCTGACTTCTGGCGGCAAGTCGTGCAGATACTGGTCGTCTTGAATGGTGTACAAGAGAGTCGTAGACGCGCTGTCGAGCGCAAACTCCTGCGACTTCCGCCGCCATCCGTATCCGATTACGGCAGGGACAATCGCCATGCGATAGAGATCCGCTGTCGGTCCCGTTGTCGTCCACGCATTTCCTGCGGGAACTGCGTAGGTCATACTCGTTGATGTCGATGCGCGCCTGATCTTCAGCGCGCCGCTCACGCTGCGCGAGAGCATCTGCGCCTCGTTGAGCGTGAACTTTTGCGTCCATGTGTGCGATAGCACCGCTGTTGAGGTACACCAACTGATCTCGTCGTTGATTTCAAATCGAGCCAACATCACGCCGCCGCCGCCAACGACTTCCGTACCGCTCAATTTCACGAACGGACCGCCAATGTTTGAGTTGCTCGCAATCAAATCAATCAGAGGCTGAACTCCATTTGTGAGCGACACAAGTTGGCAGCGAGCAGCGTGCTTTCCAAGAACAGTTGAAATCGCAGACCAGTCCTCCTCGACCATGAGGATCGTTCCGCTGATTACGAACTTTGATCCAGTTGGGGTCATGCCGTCTTCAGCGAATACCGCCTCAGACGAATATGTTTCGATGTTCGTCCTTGGAAATTCGTGCGCTATGAGGACTGGAGCAAACGGCGTGATGTACAGCGATGAGGTTGCCATTTCAATATTTCCTCGTTTTGGAGGGATCGAACTTCATGCCGCGCATCGCGTACACATCAGCAAGGAACCAATCGTTCACATCGCTACCGATTGCGGGCGCGGTGTTCTTGGAAATCACACCAAGGTAAATTAGAACCTTCTCAAGTAAGCCAAAAATTCCTCCGACGAAGGTCACCATATTGATCAATCCATAGAACGGAGCAAGCGCAAGCGTGAGCCAAGCCTTCGCCCATACAGGAGCAGAAGAGGGGTTCGCAACGACCTTGAAAATACCGTCGTAAAGTTTCCCAATGAGTCGCGCAAGAGGAGCAAAAGCGCGATTCAATAGAAGCATGAACTTGTTAAAGATCAAGGCGTAGACGCTCATCGCCTTGTTCCACGCAATAGAGATTTCCAGGGAAGCGTTGGCGACCCGTGTCATCTCAGCCTGAACGATTGCGTAGTTCTTCCCGTTCGCGCTTGCCTCTCTCAGCGTTCGCCCAATCGCTGCCCATTGCTCCAACGCCACCGCCTTGAGCAATGTTCCAGAGTATTTGTTGACCTCTTGGATGCGCTTGGCGACCGCTTCGGATGCGGCTTGAAGCAGTTTGAAGGCGGCGTACAAAAATGCGGCGTAGGCGACGACAGCGGCAAGCGCAATCGTTGCGGGTAGTGCAATAGCACCAAGTCCCGCGAGAGCCTCTCCCGCCGCACTCGTTCCCGTCAGCAGTTCTCCGAATCCCGCGATGCTTGGGTTGGTGATGAGATCCTTCATCTCCGTCGAAATGAGTTTTCCGAGATTCAGTTTCCCGAAGATGGATTGCATCATCGTCTTCTGCTGACCCCCCACAAGCGGCGGAGGCGGCGGTACGACGATCCTTGGACCGCCGCCGCTAGAACCACCACCGCCCGCTCCGCCGCCGCTAGAGCCGCCTCCTGCGCCCCCACCGCCCGATCCTGATGCGTCACGGATGTTGATATTGATATTGCCGAGGTCTTCAGCCATTGGTGACGCTCCATGTCATTTCATACGCGAAATCGTAGGAGTCGCGCAGCGTCAGCCACCCGTCCAAACCATCCACGGCTTGCAGCGTCCCGCCGTTGCGGAACAGCAACGCAATTGCCATTCCGCCGTACTTTCGTTGCGTCAGGTGTTCTCGCAAGACATCGACAAATTGCTGAATGCCGTCGTCACCCGCGATGCGCTCCGTTCCGCGTCCCATCGGGTCGAGGAATCCACGCCACCAAACGATGATGTCCACCTGCGTTCGGATCAGACCTACGCCGCTGTTCGGATGCACGGCGGTGTCTGGTCCCGCGACAATTTGGATTGCGAACTGCCCGACGAGTTCGTCGATGGGAGCCTCAACGAGGTACACGGTGCGCCCGTATCCCCGAGCGTCCATCCAGTTGGCGAGGTCATCTCGGATCGAGTACAGGATTTCGTAGACGCTACCCATTTTTGCCTCGGTTCATTTGCGCTTGGATTGAGATGTTTCGCGCTAGTCTCTCGTCGCCAGTTGACTCGTATACGGTTCTTGCCAGAAGTTCGCTGTCGCCCATTGCGATAGCGATTGATTTTGCCATTGCCAAAACTCTGTCTGCTTCGACCGTGCTTACATTCGCGGACAGCCCTAGAGCCATTGCGGGCGGGAATTCGCTAGGCAGTCTCCCATACACCGCGAGAAACCGTGCTGCTGTCCTTAGATTTTTCCCGAGGCTTGAATCGCTCCCGTCATGCGATGCCATGCCGCAATCAGCATCGCGTCGGTGGTCGCGACGGCAACTTCGACCGTCCTTGCGGTTGCGCGAATCGCTTGGACGAGTTGCGCCTGAGTCGGCTCCCCGCCATCAGCCAGTACGGACTGGAGCGAGGCAAGAACCTCCATGTACTGCACGATCAACTTTCCGTGCGGGAGCGTGATGGAGAACAGCATTGGGTCGTTGTCGTCGTTGAGGTCGTTCATTTTTGTTTACGCGGTGTAGGTATAGAGGACATTCGACGCATTTGGGATGGCGTTGAAGGTGAGGGTAAGGACGCGCTCGCGGTTGCCCCATTGAGAATCGGTGATCGCATCGCCCGTCAGGTAGCAGGATGGGAACGAATATTGCGCTGTTGGGACACTTCCTACAGACCTCAACACGACCGTCTGCATATACGATCCGCCGACTTGCAACTGGCCGACAATCGAAGTTCCCTGAGTCGCGCCGCGAGCCGCGAGGAGCAGCGTATTGAGAACGGCTTGGTCCCACTTCACGAGCGCGAGGCTGATTCGTGCGGATGTTCCGTGCGTCACGATCTCTTCGGGGTTCGCGCCCGAGAGAACGGTTTTGACTTCGTGAATGTGATCGGTGAACGACACGCTTGGGAGATTGTCGTTGTCGGAGTATCCGAGTTGATTACCGCCGACAAGGATCTCGCACGGTCCTGCAATTTGAAGAGTTGAAGCCATGTCATTTGCCTTTGAGTAGTATTTTTAGACCGAGGTAGATCGAAACGCCGAGCGTTCGCAGATCATCACGAGTCGGGAGAATGAACGGACGAGCGGGGACGGTTACGCCCTTCCACGCCATCATAAAATCCTTGCCTCGCGACAGGTTTTCTTTGTTTGGGTTGTTTCCCGTGCCGTGTCCGCGCTTGCCCTTCATCGTCAACGGGATGTAGTTCGGACCCTTGGTTTTGAAGCCGCGATCCTGATACAGCCCGTATTTGTTTCCGCCCATCTTGATGCGGATCGTTTCGCCGACCGTGATGCCGTCAGCGTGCAGGGAGCGGAATAGATCTCCCGTGTCGCGGAGAGGGTGGCCGCCGTTGCGGTATCCCGACTGCTGCACGAGGTAGAGTTTTCGCACCTTCGTTTTGCCGTCAACCGTCACCGTTTGGTAGCGCGTCGAAAAAACACCCTTGCGTGGTTTCGTCGTCGTCTTGAAGACCGAGGTGACATTCTTCAGCGGAAGATGCGCGACGGTCTTCCCACCCGCGCCGCGCCCTTGGCTGTTCTGAATGTGCTCAGACATCCACTCGACAGCAACCTGCGCAATGCCATTCGCGATGGGTGGCATCTTCAGCGTCCTGCGAACTGTTTGCGCCCATGTCAATGTGCGGTTCCACTCCGACGATTCGGAAAGAATTGCGAGTTCGATGCCTGAGCGTACCACGCTCGATTGCTGCTGCTCACGGCAACGACAAGCGGCGTTCCCGCTTCGGCATTACCTGCGACATCACCGAACAGCATCTTGCCGTCGCGCAAGCCTTCGCAAAATGAGTAACTCTGCTTGACGCGCTGTTCGATTGCGGCGGAAATCTTGCTGCCTCGACGCTGAAACAGATACTCGGTCGCGAGGTCAACGACTAGATGGATCAGCAACGGATCAGAGGCCGCGTTGAGCGCGGTGATTTCCGCCTCCGAGTAGATACCCCCCACGCGGATGTACGAGCGTACAACGCCTGTAGCGCGTTCTAGAGCAGCGTCGGTAATTGGGTTCGGCCCCACCATCGGGCTACCTGCGTCTCCGCAGAGTTGCGCGATGATGTTTCCGTCGAGTGCGGATTCGAGATCGGAGTATGTGGCGTAGGCAACCATGCGAACTCCTAAAGAAATAGGGCGAGGCGAGTGCGCCCCGCCCTATCAATCAACTGGATTCAGGATCAGAGGACAGAGGTGATCGAGTAGCCCGAAACAGGCGCAACGATTGCTGCAACGCTGTTGTCAATCACGCGACCTTCGACGCGACGATTGAGAGGATCGTTGAACTGCTCGACGGTCATGTCCTCGTAAGCAAAAATCTGAACGGTAGCGAACGAGTTGGAGCCCTCGACACCCACAAGACCCCCAGGACGCGACACAAAATACGCGCCGTCGCCGAGGACATACGAGGTGGCATCGGTCGCGTTCTTGCGGCTCGTCATCTTGACGGTGTCGTCAATGACGACCTCGCCAAGTCCGAACAGGGTAGACGGAATTCCCCAACGCGAATAAATGTCGTTGCCCATCAGGAAGTTTGGCGACTGCGGGTTTGCCTTGACATAATCCTTGACCTCAGCAGACTGCGCGATGGCTTGAGCGACCTTCGGCGAAATGACCATGATCAACTGCGATGGGTTGACCGCACCGCCGCTTGAGAAGCCGACGAGTTGCATGACCTGCTGAATCGACTTCTGAATGTATGCACCCCCTGTGGTGCTAGAAGTCCAGACTCCGCCTACCGCCGTAAAACCTTGCGCGGTTGTATTCGGATTAGCAATGAAATTCTGCCCCCAATTCGCGGTCGTAGCCAAAGCGGTTGCTGCGCCCATCGTGCGACGAGTCATCGCAAGTTGCGCCTTGCTGCGAGCGTGTTGCGCGACGGTGTCCCATGCAGCCTGAGCAGCCGTTTCCTGCGGGATGTAGAACGGAAATGCGTATCGCTGCGTGTTGTACGCAATGAAATCAAATGCGTTCTGCTTGCCCGTAGGACGATCAGTTCCGAGGTTCCAAAGGAACTCCTTGTCGTTGACAATACGCATATTGTCGGAGACATCGTGTCGGAGGTAGTAACCCGACATCTTCGAAGTGGGGACGAGTTGCGCGTAACGAGTGAGCGCGAACTGATTGACGCTGCGAGTGAACTCCACTTGCAGCGCGCCAGTCGCGAGATCGTTCGTGCTTGGGATGTAAGCGGATTGACCGCCACCGACAACAGAAAATGCCATGATGAATACTCCTGCGCGTGAGCGCGGTCAATTTTTAAGCGGTGATGATCGTGCGTGTTCCGAACTTGTATGCTCGGATGATGTCGCCCGCCGCGCCCGCAGTTTCCAACGCGAGGTAGCACGACACAGCAGTAGATGCTGCGACAGAGGCGTGAGTAATGGCGCGACCCGAAGCATCGGACATCAAGAACGCACCTGCGGTGATTGCTGCGCCCGCTTCAATCTGCACGGTGTTGCTCGGCTGAAGGTTGATTGGACCAGTAGGAACAGCGTGAGCAGTCTGACCGAACGAATAAACGCTTCCGTCCGCAACTCCCACGGGAGTCTGGGCGCAAGCGGCAGCGGCGGAAGCAGCACCCGACAGACCCGACCAAGAGACGGCATCCATAGTCACGAATCGGAATGGCGCAATGGTTCCGTAGGTTCCTGCACCTGCGACGAGATTTGGGGTGAATCCCATGTCTGACATTTTGTTTCTCCTAGGTTTGGTTAACGCTTGTTGCGGCTGTTAAC